AAATTGAATCATTATACGCAGTTGTATCTAAAATGTAGAAACAATCATTTCGTTGTTCAACCATATCCAATACTGAAGTTGCTACTGATGGGTGTAATCTTCTAATAACACCAGGAGTTACTACCATATTGATATCAAACTCGTCAACATTTGATAATGCTGCGATATGTTTAGCGTATGCTACAGAACCACTAGCAGTTACCGTTGATAAATTAAATCCTTGTGAATTACCTGCCAAAATATCTGCTCCAGTCAATATTGGAGTTGCAGGGTTCATACCATCAAATCCTTCTTGGAATGCTACAACGAATTGTGCTAAAGAAGAACCTACTGATAATGTACCACCATTTGCCACATCTAATCCAAATACAGAGTTAGAACCTACACCTGCTCCTGTCGGAATTGGCTTTAAGTAAATTACGTTATCAGTATTGTTATCCAAATCTATACCACCATATTGTGCTACTGATGAAGTTAGGAATGATACAGATGGAATCAATGCTCCAACTGCTGCTGATGCAGATACTGGCAAAGTATATGCTGCGTGTCCGAATGGTACTGCTTGTACAGGAGCGGATGTGTTTAAGTTTGCAACTCTAACATATTTTGAGTTATTTACCCAATCACCGCTTTCAGTAATTTTACCTAATTCATCAATTGATAATTTTCTATCACCAATTACTCTACTGATATAGTTAGGAGAATTTGGGTCTAAATTTACATTAGAATAAGTTTCTAATACTACTTTCTTTTTATTTGTATCAGCAAACTCTCTCACAACTACAGTAAATGTACCATAATCAGTACCGCTTACCGAACCTGCTGCTTTAATATTAGTGATACCAATTTTAACTTTAGTATTTGCTGCGTTTCCAGCACCAATTGTTTCGAATTGGAATAAGTTATATCTATCACCAGAGATTAATTGAGAGTTAATCATTGGTGTTAATGCTTCTTGTGCATCGAATGTAAAGAGTTGGTCACCCAATACGGTTACTGAAGAAGATGCACTGGAATTAAATGTTATAGATGAGTTTTTGAAAAATCCATACACATAAGGGTCTTTAGAACCAAATGCAGATGTTCCAAATACTGCCTCAATATCGTTTGTATCGGTTACATCCAAAGAAGCAGATACGTTTAATCCACTACCTCTTAATACGAAATCACCTGCTCCTGCATTAGAAGAAGTTAATTGTGCGTCTGCAAAACCTCCGTTTGCACTTCCTGATGTATTGAATAGAATACCTAATGATGCTGATACTGCTCCTGAAGTTGCGGTTAACAATAATGGAGCGGTTTCGGTATATCCACCAACACCCCCAACTCTACAAATTGTAGCAGTTCCTGCTTCTCTTAAATAATTTTGTACTGCTAATGGAGTGAGGTATGTACCATCTGCTACTCCAAATAGTCTTTCAAATTCTGCTTGTGAATTTACGATTGTAGGTACTAATGGTCCTTCTTTAAAAGGTCCAATAAATGCTGCACCAATATCTGCTACCCCTTGTTGTAAGAATGAAAGGTCGTTTTCTTTAGTAAATACACCTGGTGATACTATTTTGTCTGCCATTTTATATGCTAATTTAAAATTTTTATTATCTTAATATAAATATTAAAATTATTTTCAAAACAACAAATTACTATTTGTATGTTGGAGAAAAATAATCATATACTTGTCCTACCGATGTTGCGTTTTGCAATGTGTTGTAGAATAATACAGGTCCGATTTGTCCATTCCAGAATGTTGTTCTACCACTATTACATCCAATTGTTAAGAAGTTAGTAGATGATGGTGCCGTAAATGCTGATGCAGTAAATGTTCCTACTGAAGTTTTATCTACATAAACTGTCACCGTTCCCGATGGTTGGAATGTTGCAGAAATCATATACCATACGTTTGATGATAATGATGTTGTTAATTGTGCACTATTTCCTAATGTACTACCATAGAATTTTACTCTATTCAAAGTAGAACTATCAGATGATTCAATTGCTAAACCATAAAATCCAGCGTAATCAAAAATATGTCGTGATGCTACACCCAATGTTGTTGTAGGTCTAACCCATACGTGAATTGTACCAGTATTAGTATTGAATTGAGAATACCCCCCATTGATGTTGGTAGTAGTATCTTTGTACCAAAATTGGTTTGTACCATTTCCTGCGAAATATTTATCTTTTCTTGTTGCTCCGTTATTATATGATGGGTTATCACCAGTAATACCAGCTGCGTTTGCAACACCCGCAGGTCTAACACCCGTATTATATCCACTTAAATCTAACCAATCCGTTGTAACAGTTCCGTTTGTAGATGATGCTTTGGATGGGTCTAAATATAATCTTAATCCAGCAGCTGGAATTGGTGGTTGTGTAGTAGTTCCTTTGTTATGAGATACAATACCGTTTGCTAAATAAACGTCAGCATTTTCCACATTAAGTGTTACAATTTCAACATCTTCAATTATTACCTCAATATCAGTAATTTCTATTTCATTTAAACCTGTCACTGAATCGTATGTTACTACTAAATCACCTGGTAATACATCTTCAACATTTTTGAAACGATATTTTTCAATTTCACTATCCCAAACCCAAAGAGGGTGAGTTCCAGTTGATTTGATTAAACCATTGTTTAAATCATAATATCCACTTGCAAAGTTAAAGACAATATCTGCTACATTTACTTCTTGATATGAGCCAGATTGATTTTCTAACATATAGAATCTCCAATCAACTTGGTCTGATTCTGAATCCTGGTCTTCATCAGGTAAACCATCTGGTACCCATGCTTTAATAGTATCACCCACCGAAAGGTCTTCTACATTTACAATAGTTCCATCCGCTTTAGTTATTTTTGTTCCAAATAATAAACAGAAATCAGGTTGGTTAATTGTGTTGTACACATCTACCGCGTATAATGTTTTTGTAGATGTTGAATTATAGCCAGTTGCTGCTAAATTATAACCATCTTCATACTTCATAGATAATACAGAAGATGCTTCTGAATATGTTGATTGAGCGATTGATGCAGGAGTTATTGGAAATGATGGAGATGCACCTAAAGTGGGTGAACCTACTGTAAAGTTTCCATTATTAAATGTTACTGAATAGTTTGCTGCTACGTTACCAACTTTAGTACCATGCAGTGTACCCGCAGTTCCAAATGAAAATGTTGCCGCTTCTTCTGTACTTTCTACAATGTAAGTGAAAGTTGGTAAATTTGGGGTTACAGAATCTATTGCAAATGCGGTAAATGAACTATTAGATGTTCCTCCAGATAGCCCACCAATGGAAACTGCTTGAGATGTTCGGGCTGACCCGCTAACTGCTCTATATAAATTTCCTAATGATAAATTAGTTCTTGGCATATTCGTATGTATTATTCTCCGTTATAAATATCTAAAAGTTTTTCTTTCCATACTTCTTTGTTTGAAAAGTGTTTTATCATCCAACTTTTAAGTTTTTGGAATTCTGTTTTACGGGTTTCGTAACTATCCTCACAAATTATTTGGTAGGTTTTTTTAAATGTTTCCGCATTATTCGCTTTGTATTTGTAATCAAGTGGAACATGCCAATCTTCATGTAATATGGGAAGTTTACCCCAATCCACTGCCTCAAATATACCATATCCGAAGGGTTCGTGCTCAAAACAAGAATGAGAGATTCCCCAATCAAGTTCATAGAACCTTTCTTTAAATTTATAATCAAATTTGTAAACTTTGGATTTTTCGAATTTGAATCCATATTTCTTTTTATAGTATTTGTTGAATGTTTCTGAATTTGTAGAAATAAATCCACCTAACCCATTCATATATTCAACATTCTTTCTACCTTCTACTCTAGCGGCGTATCCTATCTCAATAGATTCTGAAAGCTCTTTATTTTGTTTAAATTTATAAACATTTGGGATGTGATATAAATTTTCTGTTTTATATGGAAAATGATATAACCCTACCCAAACTTTATTTTTAATTTTATTAATTAATTCGCTTTCATATTCCCAATTACCATACCAATGTAAATATTCATCTTTTTCCATTTGTGCCAATAAAGACACTTTTGTTAAATTATGGAAAATAATTGAATCAATCTTTTCCAAATTTTGATGAATAGCTCTAGTTGGGGTATAATGACCATGAAGAATATGTATCCGTCTTGCACCTTCTAAATGTTTTATAATTTCATCTTCAGATGTTTCCCAAATGTGGTCAATATCAATTGGAAATTCTTCATAGTTGTTAGGTCTATGTCTATGGAAAAGAAGAAGTGGCTTCACTTCTAAATGAGGAGCCACTTCTTTTATCCATTCGGTTACCCACATATCAGCACCGCTATTGAACCAAGGACCTCCAGCGGTGGTGTAGTAAACATCATACATTAATTATAAACCTTTATTATTTGTACAATTATTTAAATCTATTCTTAATTGCTCTATTTGTAATTGTTGTTCTTTAATACCTTCGATTAGTAATGCTACTAACTTATCGTATTTAACTGCCTTAAATCCACTCTCTCTTGTCTGAACTAATTGAGGTAATACTGCTTCAATTTCTTGTGCGATTACACCCACATCGTTTCCTTCATATCCGTGCTCAACTTTGTTTTCTTCTTTCCAATCGTATGTGTTACCACTAATCTTTCTGATTTTGTCGATTGCGTTTTCAATTGGTTTGATGTTTTCTTTGAAACGAATATCAGAAGATGAAAATGCAACGATATCATTTGCTGCATCAATTCTACCTGCAGTTCCAGTTGCAGCCATTCCTATACCTAAAGAGTTAAATCTTACGTTATCAGATGTTGCAACTGCTTGTCCGATTGAGATAGTTACTGCTCCAGTTGCTCCACTTACCGTTACACCTGTACCTGCAACATTTGAAGTTACACCTGTGTTTGCAATTGTTACTCCAGTAGAACCATTATACGATGTTCCACTTAATCCCGTACCAATTGTTAAGGTTGCTAAATTAGAACCTAAAGCGATACCTGAAATTGTATTATTTGTTAATCCAATTGTTGGAGTTGCACCTTCACCACTATTATTAGAAAGAGTAATGTTAGTTCCTGCTACTAATGATGCTACATAGTTACCAGATGTTCTAGTCCCTAATGCAATATCACCCGTTGTAGATGCTACGTTAATTTGTCCAGAACCTGAAACAACCGTATTTGCATCTAATTGAGTTTTTACACCCGTTGCAAATCCAGTAGTTGAACCTGCGGTAATTTGTGATGAACCAGATACTAAATTTGGAATAGTAATATCAGCAGAACCATTAAATGAAGTTCCGTTTATTGTTCTTGCAGTTGCTAATGTAGTTGCGGTTGATGCGTTACCTGTTAATGCTCCCGTAAATCCAGTTGAACTAACCGAAGTTAAACCTGCTATTGTTGTTGCAGTTCCACCTAATGCAATTGCAGTTGAACCAACTGTCACTGTATTAGTAGTGATTGAAGAACCTACTACCTGTGAAGAACCACTTATAACCGTTTCTGCATTTAATCTTGTCTTAATTGTAGTATTAATAGAAGATGTAAATGTTTCTAAATTAGATGTTTCAACTTCTAATGCAGTTAATCTTGTAATTGCACTTCCACTTGCAGTTGATAATTGGTCTAATCTACTTGTTTGTGTAGTATTAGTTGTATCATTTGAACCAGTATATGTATTTAAAGAACTCAATATACCAATTACTTGCGAAGAACCACTTACTACACCATTTGTTGCATTTATTGCTCCATTAAACGATGTTGCAGTTGATGCTCCTATTGTTGTAAGTGAACCACTTATTTGAACTGAACCTGTAAATGAATGTGTATCATTCCCCGCATCACCAAATCGGTTAGAACCGCTACTAAATACAACACTTGCCGTTTGATTAACAGTTGTTAAATTTATAATAGTTAAATCTGTAATACTAGTTCCACTTAATTGTGAAGAACCACTAATAGTTCCCGTTGGTAATAATGGAGTAACTTGTGCTGCTCCACTTACTATTCCTGCTGGTATAGAACTAATACTCGCGTATGCAATTTGTGATGAACCGGAAACAACTGTATTTGAATCCAATTGAGTTTTAATCGTTGTATTAATCGAAGATGTAAATGATTCTAAATTAGCAGTTTCAATTAATAAACTTGCAGTTGTTGTGTTTAAGTTTGCTACTGAAACTGTATTTGCAGATGCAGTTAAAATCAATGAACCAGAAATAGTTGCTAATGCAGTATTTTGAGTTAATTGAGATGATGTAAATGCATTAAATGAAGATGTTTCTGCATAATTACTAGTTGAACCAACAGATGATGATTGTGCAACTGTTTGAGTTACTACACCAGTATTATCCACAAATGCAATTGATGCAGTTGTAATTTGTACATTACCAATTTGAATACCACCACCTGCTACTGCATTAATTGTTGTTACTACTTGATTATTTGCAGGATTAACCATTTTGATTGAACCTGTTGAGATATATAAATCTCTCCAAAATTTAGTAGCAGAACCTAAATCAAATGCGTTTGTAGTTTGTGGAATAAGAGATGAACTCAAAGATGCTACAACATTTACAGTATCAGATGATGCATCACCAATTGTGATAGCTCCACCTAATGTTAAATTACCTGCAATATTTGCGTTTCCGGTAATATCTAACCCTGAACCTGAAATTGCTCCGAAATTTCCAGTACTACCTGTACCAGATGAACCTAATATAATGTCTCCGTTTGGACCACCAATTAATAAAGTTCCTAATGTTGTGTTTACATACGGTTCTCCGAATGCTAACGAACCTGATTGTTGTGCGGTTGTCCCACGTCTAAATTTAAGTGCCATCTAGTTTACCTTTTTTTTAGTACGATTAATTATGTTATGTGTATAAATATTTATTTATTTTCCAAACTATTAACTCTTGCTGATAATTCTTTTATCGCTTCGATTAATAGTGGAATTATTTTTTCATATTGAACTGCTTTATATCCGTTATCTCTATTTGTTACAATTTGTGGAAGGATTTCTTCAATTTCTTGTGCTATTACTCCAACATCATTTCCTTTATGAGAATGTATTTCTTCATATCCTTCTTTCCAATTGTATGTGTTACCACTAATTGATTCAACTTTTTCCAATGCGTTTTGGATTGGTTGGATATTTTCTTTTAATCTAATATCGGATGAGTAAAATGCAGTAATATCACCCGTTGCTCTAATTTCACCAGCCGTTGTTGATGCGGTGGTTCCAATCCCCAATGAATTGAATTGTGGATTCGCATCTGTTTTTATACTTTGTGCCAATGTCAATGTTACATCTGCACTTTCCAATCCAGAACCCGCAGCAGTTAAACCATTGGTAGTATTACCTGCAATAGTTTGAACATAATTACCAGATGTTCTAGTCCCTAATGCAATATCACCCGTTGTAGATGCAACATTAATTTGTGCCGAACCAGATACTACACCATCTGCATTTAATTTAGTTTTAACTCTAGCATCGGTATAATATAAATTAGTACCTTCAGATAAGTTAGTTGTACTAAATCCACTTAATGAAATTTGAGAAGAACCAGATACTACCGTATTTGAATTTAATTGAGTTTTTACATCGGTTGCAAAGTTTGTAGTAGAACCTGCGGTTATTTGAGATGAACCAGAAATTACACCATCAGCATCCAACTTTGATTTAATAGTTGTATTAATTGAAGATGTAAATGATTCCAAATTAGCCGTTTCAATCAATAAACTTGCAGTTGCGGAGTTTAAATTAGTTATAGATACTCCTTGTGAGTCATTTGTAGTTTTAGCTGCTGATGCTGAACTAATTAATGAACCAGTAATAGTTGCTAATGCGGTGTCGTAAGCAGTAAATCCGGTAGTTGATTGTAAAGTTACTTGTGATGACCCACTTACTAACCCACTTCCACCTAATATTTGAGATGAACCAGAGATTACTCCGTTAGTTGCGTTTATTGTACCATTGAATGATGTTGCAGTTGATGCACCTATTGTATTAATTGAACCACTTATTTGAACTGAACCTGTAAATTCATGGTTATCATTACTAAAATCACCAAATTTATTAGAACCACTACTAAATAAAACACTTGCGGTTTGATTAACAGTTGTTAAATTTATAATAGTTAAATCTGTAATAGTAGTTCCACTTAATTGAGATGAACCAGAAACTACACCAGATGGAAGGTTTGAACTAACACTTCCTATTTGTAGTTGAGTCCAACCATTTTCATTTCCTACATTTACAGTATCGGTTAATACCCAAACTGTATTACTATCTTGCTGAAAAACTATTAACCCCTCATATACATTAGCAGATGATAAAGCGTAACGGGCAGTCTGGTCCGCTAATGTTATTCTAGCATCAACGGGTTCGTTGTTAGTTATGTTAAATCCACCAGGTAATATAATTGCCATTTCTTATTTTTTATTTTATGTTAATGTATATGTTATACTACTTCCAGCACCACCTGCTTGCAAAGTATTTATTTTATAAACTTTATATTGTCCAACTGTTGTTACACTAAATTGTCCTAATACACCAAATCCGCTTGTAGTAATGTTTGACAAATTCGATAGTGAACTATTAAATACTATATAATGGTATTTATCTCCAGTCCAACTAATTGTTACCGATTGTCCACTTGCAGTTGTTGTTCCTTTTACAATAGTACCAATAGTACCACCCAATGTAGTATCCCATGCTCCAATGTTTTCCAATTCTCCTGCAGTAAATGATTCTGCGGTACTTGCACCATATCTTAAACTTCTAATTTTTGTATATGTAGTAGTTGCCGTAGATGTGGTTGTTAAATCTGGTATATTATCACCAATTGGAGATTCATAGTTTGCAGTTGCCGTTATACTAATTGAAGTAGACCCCGTTGCAGAACCTGTCACAAAGTATGGTGTACTAACATTTGTTGTAGTATTTACCAAATTCCAACCCAATGAAGGATTTGCAGATGATGATGTAAATGTGATACTACCAGTTGCACCTTGTTCGATTTGATTTGATGAAGCTCCTAATTGAACCGTTACCGTTGGTGATATAGTAGGAGATGCTGGATTTGATTTTGAAATTGTTCCAGTAGCCGTAGTAGAAGTTTTATATAAAGTACCATCTAATGGAGAACTTGCAGTATATTCCAATCTATATGTGTGTGAACCAGATGTTGTTGCGTTATATGATAATGATGTTCCACTACCAACTTCAGTTAATAAGGTAGAACCTTCGTATAAAGATGCACTTACTAATGTATATCCTTGATTACTCCAAGTACCATTTACAATATATGCATCATTTACATTATTAAATCTATCAACTAAAAATCCACTTAAAGATGTTGCTATTGATGTTGGTATTGCCGGAGTTCCGAATATAAATTTTAAAGTTCCATTTATAAATGTTACCGCTACATTACTATCAAAATCTGCCACTTCAATTCCAGTTAATTGTTCTATACTATTTGTTACATAATTAATATATCCAGATGCCGATGCTAAACCCGCTATGGAAGCAGATACGGATTCACTAAATGATGATGTAAATGATTCCAAATTATCAATTGAAATTTGAGCAGATGCAGTAAATTGATTTAATTTAGTAAATTCTGCTGCTAAACCTGCTCCTATCGAAATAGATGCAGTATATTCCAAATCATCTAATCTAACTTCTGTTGAAGTTGTGTATGAATTTAAAGATGCTGTAAATTGGTGAATCGAACCAGTTACCTGTGCTAATGTAGTAAATCTTCCTTCTAAACTACCTGTTTCCGTTTCTAATGATAGTAATCTACCATTTGCAGAAGATGTAAATGTATTCAAACTTCCAGTCGAAGTTTCAATTAAATCTAATCTGCCATTTGCGGAGGATGTAAATGTATTCAAACTTCCAGTCGAAGTTTCAATTAAATTTAATCTAGTATTTGCAGAAGATGTAAATGTATTCAAACTTCCAGTCGAAGTTTCAATTAAATCTAACCTACCTAAAGTTGAAGAACTAAAAGTATTTAAACTTCCAGTCGAAGTTTCTAATAATTCTAATCTAGTATTTGCAGAAGATGTAAATGTATTTAAACTTCCAGTGGATGTTTCTAATAATCCTAATCTAGTATTAGTAGATTGTGAAAATACGTTTAAATCTGTTAGTTGTAAAGATGATGATATAACACTATCTCCACCTGCTAAAAGAATTGTTGATTCAGAACCACTTACACCTGCTATCCATTTATCAGTTGTTGAATTCCATAATAATGAACCAGATGATAATGTGCCTGTTGCATCTTTTGTGTAAATACCGGAAAGTGTTTGTGAACCACCATAATTTAATTCAATAATATTATCTCCAATATTAAGAGTTGTTGAATCGATTTGAGTAGTCGTTCCTTTTACAGTTAAATTACCATTAATTGTTATATCAGCACCACTTGCAGTAATTGCGGTTTTTAAAGATGATGTATATGAGTTTAATTCTGCTATTGATGTTTTAACACTAGCAGAAGTTATTTCCAAATTATCCAATCTACCATCTTGTATTGGAAGTGAACCTGAAAATGAACCTGTGAATCCAGATAATCCAATCACTGAACCAGTTACCGTAAGATTTTCATCTATCCTTAAACTTGAAAGTAATAATCGAGTGTCTTGATGGATATATACGTTTTTATTTGCAAAACTTTGAACACTTAATATTGGATAAGGTACTGTATCTTCTTCATAATCAATATAAGCACCTGCAAAATCTGCTTTTAATTTTATTGCAATATCATCATTATATAAATCATTATTATGTCTTAATTCTAAAATAGCATTTCCATCATTTGGAGCAGTTATGTTATGAGTAAAAGTTAAAGAACTTGTTAATTGCCCACTTCCAGTTAAAATACTAAATTCACCATCAACGATATTTAAAGAACCAGTTACAATTTGATTGCCTCTAAAATTATTACTTCCAGTTGTTGCATAAGAACCAGTTAATGAATTCAATGGTCCTAATATTCCAATTATTTGCGATGAACCACTTACTACTCCTTGTGGTAAAGATGCTGCTATTTGGGATGAGCCTGATATAACACCATTTGTTGCAGCTATTGCACCACTTATAGATGTTCCATATACATTTCTCCAAGGTGCGGAAATTGTACCAACATCAATTGCTCCATTTGGAACTAAATTAGTATTAAATTGACCTAAAGCAGAAATATTATCAGCGGAAGCATTACCTAAATAGATATTTCCACCAACTCTTACATCACCAGAAGCGGATATATTACCAACTAAATTAATATCACCATACGATGGTACGTTTAATGGTAATAATGTAATTGGGTTATTTGAACCACTACCAAATTGAATAGAACCACTCCCCTTATGTAAATATAACTCACCATCCGTTATGGATATGTTTGTATCACCTCTTCTTATTTGAAATATAGCTGCCATTTATTGTTATTTCTGTTTTGTATAAATATCTTAAATATTAAAATCTAAATCACCTGATTCTGAAATATATTTTGCCAAGTGCATATAGTTTGCAGTTATACTACCTGTTGTTACATTTATAGCAGATGAACTAACTGATAAATGAGTATTTCCGTTTACTAAAACATCAAAAGAACCAGTTCTAGCAATTGCTTGTGTATTTCCTGTACTATCCTCTATAAAGTTTACAGTTCCTGCTGCTTCTGGGTCTAAATTAAAATCAAATGTATTTGGGCCAGGCGCTACTCCTACTTCTGTTCCATTTACTAATAAGGAACCACTTACGGAAACTGAACCTGTAAATGAATGTATATCATCGGATGTATCTCCAAATTTAGTTGAACCACTTTGAAAAATTATAGATGATGAAATTACACTAATATTAAATTGTCGTGCATTTACTTCACCTAATACGGTTAAATTGTTTGTTATGGTTTGGGAACCACTTAATATTAAACTTCCACTTAATAATGCGGAACTACCAGTGATATCACCACTTATGTCGATATCACCTGCTCCTATAATATCATTTGTTACATATAAATCTCTAGTAATATTGGCATCTTGTGTTACTACTAATTCTCCAAAGGAACCAGTTTTTGTTAGAGTTATTGAACCTGTTGTAGTTGAATTCGTTACTACAATTCCTTCAACAGAATCTAAATTTCCCGAACGCTTAATAAACAACTTACCATCGTAAGTATTTATTGCTATTTCACCAACATTTAATGAGCCCGTATCGGGTACTTTTCCAGGTAGCGATGAACGCTTTAGTATAATACTTTGTGCCATATATATGGTCTATAAATTTTTAAGTTGTGTAACAAAAAAAAGGTACTATATGTATAGTACCTTTATAAATATATAATATTTTTATAATTGTTTAAAATTCTCCCGCATCTGAACCAGATTCTAAAGCTGCTAATCTATTAGCTACTGAACCACTAAATGCTAATACATCTCCAATTCCGTAAAGTGAACCACTAAACCCATTTGTAGTTGTAAAAGTTCCTCTTACCTGTTCGTTGTATCTGAATTCAACTGCCGATGGAGTAGTTGCTACTTTGTAAAGAGAACCACTACCTTGTATATATCCGATTGTACCTGCGAATGGTTCTGAATTGAAATCAAAATCATCAGGTCTCATTGATGCGGTGATTCCAGTTAATGCACCACCATTACCTATGAATACGGATGCCGATACAATAGATGCAGATACTGCTCCTGCTATATCAATATCACCATTTCCAACGATATCTCTAGTTACATATAAATCTTGTCCAACATTTGCATCAAATGTGATACTAGCTTCTCCAAATGAACCCGTTCCTGTCAATGTTATTGAACCAGTGGTAATCGAATTGGTAGTAACTAATGTTTCAATTGATTGTGAAGAACCAGATTTATGTAAATAAACCTTACCATCATATACGTTTATACCTAACTCACCTACTAATAGAGAGCCAGTATCAGGAACTTTTCCTGATGTCAGCGACCGTTTTTGTAATATTTTTTGAGCCATTATATTTGATGTTTTTTGTCCATTAATAATTTTAAAAAACCCCCCTCATTAGGAGGGGGATTATTATTTAGAATGAACCACCATCAACTACGTTACTCATTACAAAATCAGTACCATCCCATTGTAGTAAATCTCCAGCTACACTTGCGGTCGGAACTAAATCCAAATTACCATTTGTGTTTCGGAATGCTACTCTTTTAGAACTTCCTGCTGCCGAACCTAAATTAAAGGATGAGGTAACCGCAGGTGCGATTAATGCTACTGATGAAGTAAATGCGGTTGTTGAATGTTGATATATGAAATTTGCACCTGCTCCTGCTACTTCGAATCCTGAACCATCTGCGGTTGCCGATGAAGTTGAACCACTTGCTAATGTTATTAATTTATCTTCAACTATTAATGTTGCGGTATTTAATGTTACGGTGTTACCTTGTACCACCAAATCACCACCTACTACTACATCACCAGTCGTTGTTACTTTTGCAAATGTTACGTTATTAGAAGTACCTACGCCTTGTATTGTACCTGCACCTTCTAATGTAGTTAATCTACTTGCAGCATTTGATGCTGATAATATTAATGAACCACTAACTACACCAATTTCAGTAAATCTTTGCTCTGCAGATGCAGTAAATGCGTTTAAAGCATTTGTAGAAGTATTAGAAGAGGTATAACTATTCAATGCATCAATAGATGTTTGTTGTGATGCCGATGAACTATTTAACGCCGTAACAGAAGTGTTTACACTAGCACTAAATGAGTTTAAGTTTGTTATAGATACACCTTGTGAGTCATTTGTTGTTTTAGCTGCTGATGCAGATAATATCAACGAACCACTAACTACACCAATTTCAGTTAACCTCGTATCAACACTTCCAGTATAGTTTCCTAATGTACCATTTTGAGTTAATTGTGAACCACTAAATGAATTTAAATTTGTGATTGAAACTCCTTGTGAGTCATTTGTAGTTTTAGCAGTTGATGCTGATGCAATTAAACTTCCACTAACTACACCAATTTCAGTTAATCTTGTATCAACTGAAGCAGTGTAAGTTGCTAATGTACCATTTTGAGTTAATTGTGAACCACTAAAAGAGTTTAAGTTTGTGATAGAAACTCCTTGCGAGTCATTTGTAGTTTTAGCTGCTGAAGCAGATAATATTAATGAACCACTTACAACTCCAATTTCAGTAAATCTAGTTTCAGCTGAAGAACTGAATGATTCGATGTTCGATAATCTAACTAATGCAGAAGAACTAAAAGAGTTTAAGTTTGTTATTGAAATTCCAGCTCCGCTTCCCACCGATGCACTTAAAGCTGAAATTGAAGATGAAATAGAACCACTAAAATCACCAAATCCAGTTGTATTGGAAATAGTAATTTGTGCAGATGATGTAACAACATTATCACCTTCTGCTCTTAATAATTTAGATTCAGCTCCTACTGCTCCTGCTTTCCAGTAATCATTTGTAGAATCCCAAAGTAAAGAACCACTTGCCGTATTAGGTGCAGTTGGGTCTTTAACTAATAAACCACCATTTGCTGCTCCAGTACCATTTAATTCGATGATGTTATCACCAATTTGTACGGTTGTAGAATTTACAGTAGTTTGAGTACCAGAAACGGTAAAATTACCGGCTATTGTTACATTTTGTCCATCAACTGTAATTGCAGACTTTAATGAAGATGAATATGTATTTAATTCTGCAATCGAAGTATTTACACTCGCAGAAGTTGTATTTAAATTTGTAATACTTACACCTTGTGAATCGTTTGTAGTTTTAGCAGTTGATGCTGATGCAATTAATGAACCACTAACTACGCCGATTTCAGTTAATTGAGTTAATACTGAAGAACTAAATGAGTTTATGTTTGTTATTGAAACACCCTGCGAATCGTTTGTAGTTTTTGCTGTCGATGCTGATGCTATTAAACTTCCACTTACAACTCCAATTTCAGTAAATCTTATATCAGCTGAAGAAGTGTGTGATTCAATATTTGTTAATCTAACTAATGCAGAAGAACTAAATGAGTTTAAGTTTGTTATCGAAACTCCTTGTGAATCATTTGTTGTTTTAGCAGTTGATGCCGATGCTATTAAGCTACCACTAACAACTCCAATTTCAGTAAATCGTGTATCAACCGAACCAGTATAAGTTGCTAATGTAGCGTTTTGTGTTAATTGTGAACCACTAAAAGTATTTAATGCGGCTACAGATGTACCAATTGAACCACCTCCAATTGATGCAGATAATGCACTTATTGATGAAGAAACTGATGCACTAAAGTTACTAATGTTACCTGTTAAATCAGGAATATCATTGGCTCCTTCACCCAACAAATATAAAGTAGAACTACCACTTGCATAGTAAGGAACACCTTTTACTAATCCGTTGTAAGTTCCGGCAGCAAATGTATTTGGAGCCGCGTTACCTACTAGAAATCTATTTACCGCTTGCACCTGTCCATTTTCTGGAACTGCGAATACAATAGATGCTCCATTAGTTACCGATAAGTTCGATGAGCCAGAAGCAATTACCAATTCACCTTTTTGAAGTGATGAGGTTACGGCGGATAGGGCTTCTAAACTACCGCGTCTGTGTTTAATTATTTGTGCCATATTGCGTTGGTTAATCTTTTTTGGTTTTAGTTACGATTATACTTTAATAAATATGTTTTTTTTTACGAATAGTACGTTTGGTATATTATATTTATTTTTTTACCATTCACCCATATCGATGTTAATATTTGATTGTGATAATGTTAACTCCGCATCAGTTGCAAATCCATTATCCAATGAAGAACTGAATGATTCTAAATTAGTTAATCTGGTATTTACTGATGAACTTAATATTGTTATAGAATATAAACTTCCACTCAATGTAGTTGCTATTGATGAACTTATTGATGATGATATTAAAACTTGCGATGCTGATAAAGAAGAACTTATTACTGCTACTTCTATATCCGTTGCTATATCACTATATCCAATTGTTCCACTAATGTATATTTGAGATGAACCCGATACAACCCCAGCTGGTAAAGTTGCTCCTACATTATTTGTTATAATATTTATAATAGATTGTGATAACGATGATTCCAATGATTGAGATACTGCGTTATTTACTGCTTCGGCAAAACTACCACCAGATTGACTAATGGCATTACCAGCGGTTACCGCTGCTGCTAATTCTGTACTACCTTCTATTTGTTTTAATCTTATTAAGTTTGCCATATCCTATAAATATCTTTTATTCTTATAATCCGTAAGTCGGTTTTATTGCATTATAATTTTGTGTTATTTCCTCAATTGATAATTTTCTATTATACAAATAAAGATTTGCAACATGTCCAAAAGGTTGAGCAACAATATCATTATTACCCACTCCCCAATGTGTGTTTCCACCCGAACCCTCATTGATTGTACTTCCCACTTGTGAATCATTTATGTAGAATGTTTGAGATGAATTATCCCCAACTACTGTATATTGAGTCCAAATACCCACCGAAGATGAGACATCATATCCTGAACTTACGAATGCTGTTGCCCAATATCCTAATGTACTTGTTCCATTAGGAATAGTAATTGGTGTTATTTTACGAGTACCTTTTGTGTAAAGTAATGTTCTAAATCCTGAATTATTATTTATCAATCTTGCCCAAGTAATATAGGTATATCCCGTTGTTGGTAAAGTTGGACCTGTTCCGTTTACATCAACTCTATTATTTCCGGTTGTGCAATCAAAACATTTTATTCCACTTAATGTAGTAAATGTAGCACCAATCAATGTATGGTTATACGAATTAGTTAAATCATAAACAGTTGTTCCACTACCAGGATAACTTGTTGAATTATTTGCATCCAATTGAAGTAATAATCCATCCGTAACCAACATATATGGATTTGGTGTAATTGTATATCCATTTTGAAATATTATTGGCATAACTTATGATAGTTTTATATATCCGTAATTAATTGTTTGGGTTGTCCCACTATTATTTGTGATACCAAACTTAAATACATTTGAAGTATTTGGTGCGTATGATGTTGGAGAGGATATGAGAGTATTAGTTGTACCTATAATTTGGTCAGGCATTGCAGTTAAAACTAATGCATTACCTGCTGTGTAATACCAACCATATTGAGAACCAACTACCGGAACATTGGTATTTGATGTTGTTACAGTTGCGTTCCAAGTTATAATACCATTTGGAATATTACCATTTACCCACATTGTATATGAAGCACCAGCTTCAACTGTAAAACTTTGTGTAGATGCTCCTGCTGGTACCGACCAAGCTCCCGTTGTTTTTGATGGGAATGCAGTTGTCAATTGAGTTGAACCACTTATTACACCATTGGTTGCTGCTATTGAACCCGTTATAGATGTTGCGTTTAATGAACCTGTAATTTCTACTAATCCATTATTTTGAACATATAAATTACTACCACTTTGTAAGAATAGTGATGAACTATTGTTCGTAATTGCAGATGCAATTATTTGTCCTGATGTAACAACCATTGAACCACTAAATATTTGTGACCCACTAAATGTGTTTGAACCAGTAGTTACCAATCCATTAAATCTACTATTAAATGATGATGATATTGAAGAAAATGAACTACTTAAAGTATATCTTGCATCGTATGATGATGTCAATTGTGAAGAACCACTTATTGTACCAGATGGGACTGCACTAACACTACCACTCAATGTATATCTTGTATCAAACGAAGATGTCAATTGTGATGAACCACTAATTACACCATTTGTTGCGTTGATTGTACCATTGATTGAATCAGTTACATTTAATGAAGAACTAACAAATACACCATTAACACCGGTAATTGTTATTGTTTGTGCACTATCATCTATTTTTAAGTAATTGGTATCGTCACCAAAGTAGTTGAAATCTGTATTACCTTTAAAGTGAATATCATTACCCGAAGGTGCTGCAGTATTATAAATTTGAAAATATCTTGCATCATTAACATCAGGTTGTAAAAATATATTTCCAATACCTTTAATTTCATTAGTTACGATTAAAGAAGAACTTATTATTTGTTCACCTATAAAAGTATTTGAACCAGTTGTTGCAAATGAACCCGTTGGTATATTTGGAACACTACCACTCAATGTATATCTTGTATCGTATGATGATGTTAATTGAGATGAAGAACTTATTGCTCCACTTAATGATGTCAAAAATGAACCCGTTTCACTTTCAGTAATCCAACTACCACTTACACTTTCAATTGTGTTTAATCTATCCACTAATGATGATGTAGATTGCGATGAGGTATATTCATTAAACGAAGATGTTTGTAATCTTGCAGTAATTCCGTTTGTGAATGCAGTATTTAATGATGATTGCGAAGATGTGAATGAATTTAAAGAAGTTATATCAATTGAACTACTAACAAATCCAAATAATGTAATTTGTGCAGATGAAGATATAGTTCCAGCTGGTATAGATGTAGAAGAACTAATAAATCCTAATGTAGTTATTTGTGCAGATGAACTTATTACACTTCTACCTTTGATTTCAAACGAAGATGTCACCGATTCCAAAGATGCTAATCTGTCTCTATCTAATATATTAACTCTAGAAGTAACTGCATCTGCGAGGGTATCCAACTCTATTTTATAAGTTATACCACCATCTACACCAACTATTGTTGTATTTAATGATGCACTTTCTAATGCCGTTAATTCTAATATCCTTTTTCTTACGTTTGCCATTTATTATATTATTATGTCTAAACCATCTTCGGTTGTTATGATAAAACCATCTTCAGTTGCAATTGGAATATCTACCAATTTACCTATAACATATATATCATTTACTGTTATGGAATCATAATCTATATAATTATCTAATAATGTAATTACTACATTATTTCCAACTTCCTTAATAGTGTAATGTCCTGGTAAATGCAATCCATAAACTAATATTTCAAAATTTTCAGGAGATGCTCCTTCAGTTCCATAATCCAATGCTACGTTATAAATCGTAAGAGTTCCAAATCCAGTATTATCAAAAGCATCAATTATTCTAGATACCGTTCTTCCACTAAATTGTAAAATTTCATTATGAAATTCTGATATTTTATTTTTATTATTTACTAATTTAGTTGGATTTGGATTTGATTTAGAATTTGAATTAAATTTATTTGTAGTTGGTGTTTCTATATTCAATAAACTACCTGTGATGTATAAATCATCATTTAAATTATTAGGATTTATTTTTGGTATAATCCTATTTAATTTTTTCGCATTTGAATTAAATCTATTAAGCATATCGTTCTATATCACCTGTTATTTCAATATAATCAGTAGTATCCAAACCAAATTCAAAATTATTTTTTATAAATTTGATTAACAATCCTTCACTTCCTTCCTCTATTATATAATCTTCTGCCGATATATGTTGAGTGTTAATTATTACTCTCAATCTATCTTGCGTTGTTCTATATTCTATTTCTCTTAATAATTCAACAAACCTCCAACCGTTTGCTTCCCATATCGAATATGTAGGGTGATTTAAATCCTTTGGAGTTAATTCGGTATCAGCTGGTTTTCTACTAATTTTTTGAGTTATATCTAAAAGACTTCTCTTCATTACACATTTATAAATTTACCTGTTATGGAAATTTCATCTCCACTATCAACTGCAAATCCTAAATTTGCTTGAATAAAATTAATAGTTAAAGATGATGATGTTATACTTATAGAAAAGTGTGTATTATGGTAATATCGTGTACCATTTATATAAACTTTAATATCGTATGTATTATCACCAACCACTATACCACCAGTAACTACTGATATTAAAGTAGGTGGAGTTTTTATTAATTTTATCCCACCGAATGTAATGGTATTAGATACTATTGGATTTTGTATTTTACTGTTATTTAAAGAAAGAAAATCAATCAAATCTTTATTATCATAATATGGTGATGGTGTAGTTAATATACCTTCTAACCTACCAGTTCCACTTGTTACATCCGTTTCAGTTGATACCACAACTCTTTGCGTAGAAAATGATTTTTTAGTGGTATCTTCTCCGTCAAATTTTTCAGGAAGTAAATGAGCTTTAACTGATAAACTAAATTCAATTCTATTAACTCTTTCAGTGCCATCCCCAACTTCGTTTATTACATTAAAATCTCCTAAACTTGTTCTAAATTGAAATCCATTTTTATCACCCCAATATGTACCAGTATATTGTAATTGTTCTATCACCGAATTTAAATGTTCTATGTAAGAAGTCCAAACCATGCAATCATAGTTTAATTCTACATATTCTGGCATTTGAATTTTATATATTTCGTATTTTGGTTTATAATTATTTCCCAATAGTGTAAACCTATCATATCTATTATCTTTAGAATATTTTGTAATACCTTGATAAGTTACATGCCGATTTTGCATTGGCATAGTATCATCTTTAGCAATAGATGTTCTACGAATCATCATAATTGGTAATTGAAGCTTACCATTTGCATCTCTGTAAACTCCCTGTCTTCTTGCTCCATTCCATCGTTCGGAGTTTCCATATATGACAGGTATTTTTAAAGCCTTACCATTATCATCTAATGTAGGTAATGCCGTATCTTCCAAATAAGACATCATAGCATAATCAATATCAAATAAAGATACCGATTGTCTTAATTCTCCTTTTTCCTTTTTAGTTTGAAGAATTCTCTCCTGTTTTCTTAATGGATTTGTAGACATATTTTTATGTTATTCTCTTTTCAATATTAAGATTAGATTTACTTACTAAAAATGCAAAACATACTATACTATAAGTATTAGCAGGTAAACCACCAATAAATTGTACTTCATTCATATTACCTATTTCATAATACTGATTATCAAAATAAACAACATCACCTATTTCAGGATGTATATTTCGTTCTTCTAATAATCCTCTATCAAATTTAAATGTTATATCTTGAAGTGTATCAGACCCAAATCCTTCATATTGAGTTGAT